ATGGGAAGGGTGCCAGCTCTCTTTGACAGCGAGCGAAATCGTTATCAAAAAGATAGTCACCTTCTTCTTTAGAAATCCCATTGTCATCGATATTACGTCCCCAGCCTATCGTCACCTTCCCCACTGTATCCAAATAGGGATGCGATCTGAAGCTCTCGTGTTTCTTGATCCAATCCTTTACGTTCGTCATCACAATAGTCCTCATTGTAATAGTTCCATCCAAAAGCACGCACTGCATAGTACATCATGGATGCCCGCAAAGTTGACACACCGTCATTTTTCAACATGTGATAAAAGATTAAATCGGTTTGATAGCGTGAGAAATCACAGGTTTTACGATAAAACCAGTCGTGAATAATGGCAGGTCGTATCAGTGACGAATGTGATGGCGCCATAATGGGCCATGCAACGCGCGGGATGCTTGCCAAATCAGTTTCAAAGTTGGCAGGAATATAATATTCATTGCCATTTATCTTAAAAACCACTTTGTGGCATACCTGATAATGATAGCCAAACATAGGCTTAATACAAATAGGTGTCAAAATTTCTGTCTTAAGGTGCCTTTCACTAGCGCACCCAGACAGAAAACTACAAACACCTAGCGCCAATACTAGGTTTTTCATACGATTACACTGTAGGTATTTGGCGATACCATACATGAGCCACCATATCAGAATCACCGGTTGTGAACGCACCTGTGATGTTAGATAGGTATAAGCCCTTATTCACAGTAGTGCTAAACGGTAAAGCCACAACGCCTGCGTTCATAGTGAATGTGGTGCTTGCAGCAGCTTGGAATGTAGCAGCGGCCAAAGTGGTCGATGCAATAGTACCTGCGCCGTTTGCAGTGGAGTCGTATTGAACAGCAGCAACGCCCCCAGCAGCATAGTTCGCAGAGCCATAAGTCATTGCAAGTTGTAGCTGATCTAAGACAAGCAGTGTATTCGCACCACCGGCTGCAACAAGCAGTTTAGGAGCGGCATACATGCCATTAAACTCAGCAGCAGTAATGGGAACAGCAACATACTTTCTGATTAGCGGGCTAATCATAGAAGAAAGAACCTTGTTAGCCCCAATTGCAAAAACACCAGCATTGTTATTGGTGATATCACCAGAGGCAACGACGCCAGTTGCTACGTTTGAACCATTACCAACAAAAATTCGTCCGCTTAAAAGACTGTTGCTTAAGCCGCCAGCAGCAGGATTTGCAACGAATGTGGCATTGGCTGCATCGTATTTAAACCAATTCACTATGAAATCAGGTGCGTAGGATATTAATACAATGTCTGTATCTTGCCATTGAAACTCACCATTTTGTAAGGCTTCAATGTCTGCGGCAATAGCCGCGCCAGTCAAGTACCCTGCTGTGGTGATTGCTGCTAAGTTATCGTCTGTGACGATGGCTACAATGTTAGGGTTGCCAACAAAGTAACGTCCGATTGCTGTAATAGCCATGAAACTATCTCCTTATAATTATTAAAAGTAAGTCCTTTACTTCAACTTCCGACGTCTTATTCTATCTAAATCGTCGACACCTAGATAGCCGACGCCCTCTGCTGCTGCATCGGTACGAACTCCGTACTTGCCGGACGCCTTTGCGCTGTCAATTAACGAATCATGACCTGCGTAATTGCGACTCTTGCCTTCACGGACTTCGATTTCCTTACGGGGTGTTTCATCGTAAGCCATGATTCGCTCCTTGAGTTATTATTTACAGTCCTTTTTCATCTTCTTTTTTTCCAACTTCTTTTCGTCTTTCCTATCCATATTACGGATATTTTTTTCTTCCATCTTCTTGGCAGGCTTTTTCATTATCCCTTACCCCCGCGTTTGCCACTATCTAAAATCCTGTGGGCTTTGGCATCAATTTTAGCTTTCGATGAAGACGAAAGCTTCCCTTTGTTCTCCATCTCTGAAGCACGTGCCAAGGCATTACGCGCATGACTTTTATCAGGCATGGGGTACTTCTTTTCACCGGGCATACCAAAATCACTCTTGGGAAGCTTCGACCGGCTCTTGCTGCTCAACTTGGCCATCTTGTTGTTCTCCTTCATAGGGCAGTCCATCCATAACAGCGCCACCCTCTTTTTCCTCTTCTTCACACTCACAGTCTTCAGGTGAAGTACCTTCCTTGCAGCCACAGTCTTCTTCTTTCTTTGCAGGGTTTGCAAGCCCTTGAGCAATCACCTTGAGCTGCTCTTCTAATATAGAAATAGCGCCTACGCATTGCTGGAATTTATGTGCCGCTTCATCTCTTTGCATAATACAACTTTGTAATTGATGACGAATTACTTGCATATCTAAAACCATTACCCTCTCCTTGTTTTAAAAAATCTTAACTCGGCCAGCTTATGACCGGGAATTCTGATATAAATTGCTCAAGCGGAATTAAAGGTCTATCACCATTTAAGAATTTTGGCAATTCCCCTAATACATACACCCAAACGCTATCACGCCATTTTAAAAAGATATCCGCTTCTTCTGCCCACGCAGGTATAGTGCTATTTAAATAACTTAAGCAATACAATGAAGATTCATAGCCTTTTTTCAAAGCCACATCGTTTAAATAAGCTTGAATGCCTGCGTTATATTCATTCAAAATCTGTGGGATATCAGGCGGAGCAATGACAGGGGGTGCGAGCACTCCATTGATATAAGTCCACCCCGGAACGCAATCATCAGGGCAGTCGACCCAAAATAACTCAGGGGCGACTTCAAAAGGGATTTCTTTTACTTCGATGACTTTTTCATCAAATATAAGTGCTTTCATTTATTTATCCTTAAACAATGAATTCAGTAACTATACAACAGCCATCCGCACCGCCGCCACCTGAAGCATTGGACGCGTTGGTGCAAAGACCGCCTGAGCCGCCACCACCAATAGCATTACCCGTACCCCCGGTTTGTGCTGTTGTTCCGTTTTTATAAACAGCTCCACCGCCAAAAAAGGAGCTTCCGCCGGCACCTGAAGAGCCCGCCTGTGTGCTTCCTGATGTCACGCTAAATCCACCGACATCGCCGTTAATGTTAAATGTACCTGAGGTTCCTGCACCGCCGACTCCGCCTGAAATAGAGCGAAACGCCGTTGATCCGGTTAAGCCGCCCCCGCCTGAGCCGCCAGTGGCGCTCATGAGCGAGCCAAAGCTTGTGGTTCCCCCGGGGTTCCCGGTGCCGCCTGCCCCGCCGCCTGAGCCCCCGCCGCCTACGGTTACGGATTTACTTGCGCCAATGGTTGCCGCGGAATAGTATTCACGGGAATATCCGCCGCCACCACCACCGCCACCGCCACCAAGTGAGTTGGCAGCACCAGCAGCACATCCACCCCCGCCACCGCCGCCGCCCACAATCTCAACGATGCAATAAGACATGCCAGAGGTTGGGGTATAGGTTGTTGTCCCATTAGTAAGGAAGGTCTGTATGACAATACTGGTAAATCCTGAGCCACCGGAAGGTGTCGCCCAAGTGCCATCGCCTCTCCAAAACGTAGTGCCTGAGGCACTTGTACCGCTGTTTAAATTCGTTACAGGTAGGTTTCCAGTAACTCCATTTGACAAATCAACTTGCGCCCACGCAGGGTTATTTGAGCTTCCTGTGTTGGATAAATAACGGCTTGCTGTTGTATTCTTGGCAAGTGTTGATAGCGTATTTGCAGCACTACCGTATAAAATATCACCTTGAGATACAGAGCTTAATCCAGTACCGCCGCGAGTTACCGCCAATTGACCAGTCCATCCCAAGGTTAATGAGGCTGCATTGACAAGAGCCGTCGTTGGGCTTCCACCAAGTGTTAGTGTGACGTTGGTGTCATCGGTCTTTGTTAATGCCGCACCGGTTGGGATTTGGCTTGTTGTGGCCAAGGTTCCAGAGGTAGGGAATGTGACTGCCGTGGCAGCCGTCATGGTAAAGGTGCTCGCAAAGGCGCCTGATGTGGTTAAATTGCCGCCCAAAGTAAGCGTGGACAAGCCATTGTTAACCCCGGTTCCCCCAAAGGTTGGTTGCACCACATTGGCATTCCATGTGCCTGATGTAATGGTTCCAAGGGTGGTAATTGAGGTTTGACCCACATAGGTTGCCGCAATATCAATGACAGGGGTTGATCCACCAGTGGATGTGATGCGGTTTAATGTGCCTGAAACGGATGTCACCCCGGTTCCTGATGGGGTTGCCCAAGTGCCATCCCCACGCCAGAAAGTTGATGAGGTTGCACCTGTGCCTGAGTTTAGATTGGTTACTGGTAAGTTGCCGGTCACACCTGTTGTCAAGGGCAATCCTGTGCAGTTGGCAAGGTTTCCTGATGTTGGTGTTCCAAGAATCGGTGAAATAAAGGTCGGATTATCATTGAATACTAATAATCCCGATCCTGTCTCATCGGTCATTGCGGCTGCTAAATTAGCACTTGAGGGAGTAGCCAAAAAGGTGGCGATACCAGCACCAAGGCCACTCACGCCAGTGGATATGGGCAAGCCTGTGCAGTTGGTTAATGTACCGCTTGCAGGAGTTCCTAATATTGGCCCAACTAATGTCGGCCCTGTAGCCCTTACGGGAGCACCACTACCTGTAAATGCCACCATCGATGGAATGGAGGAACCATCGGTGACTAACATAGAATTGGCAGCTGGTGCTAATATGGCCATCGTACTAGCGCCTGAATAAACTATCCCACCATTTGCAGCAGTTAAATTAGCACCTGTTCCACCGTTGGCTAAGCTTAAAGGTAATTGCGCTGTGAACTGGATAAACTCAATAGGATCGGTTCCAACCACGGTGACAGTATCTACTTGAAGCCATGAAGTACCACCGTTAGCAGTTCCACCGGGCAATACAGGAATAACAACGCCGGGTACTATTTCACTGGGTTCATCAAAGTCCGTAGCCCGTGTTAATACCCAATTTGTAGCACCAGATCCAACATCTGTAACGGTATAGACGCCGTTATAAGCAGGAGTTGATTGGTCTTTAATTAATACACGGTCGCTAACACTTGGTGTTAGACCGTCAATTGTAAATGCCGTTTGAACGCCAGCATTCGTCAGTGTGTCACCAATACCACCAGCACCATTGTCAAAATATGTGGCAGTATAATTTCCTGTAGAGGCTGCCATCACCGCTGTTAAGAACGCAAGACCGCTTGCAACCGCATCCACGTATTGTTTGATTGCTAAAGCGGTAGGTAGGTTATTCGATGTTGCTGTGGCCATTGTTGCATCGTTTATGATGTCATCAACGCCCTGAGAGCCGTTAAGCTGGAATTGACCTGTGCCGTCTAAATCAATGTTTAAATTGCCGTTGGTATCTAAGGTCTGGATGGTGTTACCGCTAACTTTAATATTATCTACGGTAAGTGATCCACCTATAAGCGTTAAGTTACCTACACCATCGGTATTGAAGTTTGCATCGCCACCAAATATCCCAGCATTGTTATACTGAATATTTCCATTAACCCCACCAACACCGCTGCTTACGCTATTATCCACGTAGGTTTTAATAGATAAGGCTGTCGGGATGTTATTGGTTGAAGCCGTAGCCATTGTGTTGTCATTGATAATTGCCTGAATTACCGATGAGCTTTGGATGGTAAAAGTTCCGGGAACATTTAAAGTACTTGATAATCCAAATGTTGGATTTGCTGAACCGTCGCCGTTGACTATATCTATTTGGTTAGCAACACCCGTTAAGATTCTGGATGAAAGCGCTCCTGTCCCTGTGGTCACCCCTAACATGCCAGTGGTCAAGTCATCAAGGAAAACACCATTGACCAGTGTGCCGTTATCCGTTTGAGCAAGTATTGCGCCATTGGCTAGGTCTTGAACGAATTTATTTAATACACCGCCTTGATTTTGTAACCCAATCAGGCTTGCACCTTCCCCAGCCACATGGCTTGCCAATAATGGCAGGATGTCGGTTCCCGATTGAATATTGATCCATGACGCAGTTGTTGGGGAATAGTACTCATAAAGCTCGGTCGTTGTGTTAAAACGCAAGCGAAAGTACATATTCGCGGCAGGAACAGGTCTATCGCCTGTTGAGCCCGGGGCGAGCAAAGGAAATGGGTTTGTAAACCG